TTTTTAATTTATTATACTACAGGTAAATCTGCAGGAATTTGAACATATGCTTCAGCGACCCTACTTAAATCTGCTAATACAGAATTAGTAGTAGCATTATTTGCAAGTGTATCTGCAGCTTTTTCAACTAAAATTGTAAGTACTTTATATTGTCTTTCAACAGAAGTTTCTTTTCTAGGAGAAAAATACACAATTTGAATAACATTATACAAACCTGATTTTTTTGTGTAGAAAGGTGTACGATCAAAGAAATCAGCAGGATAACCCATTAATCTGTTTGGATCATATTTGTAACCTTTAACAAACCATTCAAAGTTTGTAGCAAATTTTCCAGTACCATTACCATAAGTACCTGCAGTAACTTGAGTACTTGTTAATAATCCTAAATCTGAATTTGTACCATCAGAAACATTGTTAAATACTTTTCCTAATACTGAAAACAATAATTTTCTTCCAGGAATTTTACCAGGAATATTATCTTGAATTTTTTCAGTAACTAAAATTCCAGTACCGTCAGCAGCTACAGTAAATTCTGAATTACCTCTACGTGCTAAATTTTTGTTAATTGAATCAATTAATCCATCTCTTACAGTTGTTGCTGTATCAGAACCAAGAACTTCACCAGTTACATAATAGCCAACAATGTGTTCAAAATTTTCAGGAGATAATTGATTTTCTACACGAATTTGAATTTCGTATGTTCTTTTCGCAGCAATTACACCTACACCTGTAAATCCGTCAATTTTAACAGATTTTGCAGTTTCAGGTGCATAAGCAGCTACTGTAATTTTCTCAATATATCGAGGATCGATTTTATCTGAAAACTCGTAGTTTAAATTCTTTGCTGAATCACCAACAGTTTTTTGCAAAAAATAGAAAGGTTTACCTGCTGTAGGTGCGGTTCCATCTTTTGACAATAATTTAATTTCTTTATTACTAGCAGTAGCAATAAAATCCGCAACTGTAGTTTCTGTCGCAACAGCATTACCTACAATAAGCTCACCAACTTGATTTGGTCCAAACATAATTTTTAATTTTAATTAATTAATAATATTTATTTATTCATTTCTCATGTCTAACTGAATTTTACTTTCAAGATTTTGAGGTTTATAATCTCTAAGAGCTAACTCTACAGCTCTATCTAATATCTCTCTATGTAAAGATTCATTTAATTCACAATTACTTTGTGCTGTTTCACCATCAATTGTTAAACCTTCTGAGGGAAAAGCTACTGATAAATCAGTTAAAATAATAGGTTTAGGATATTTTAAATATCTTAGTTTATATTCTAAACTTCCTATAACATTATAAGGAGATATAATTTCAACAACTTTATTATTACTAATTGTTGAATAATCTAATCTCCAAGCTAATGAGTTATTAGGAGTTTGAAAAGGATTTTTTATTTGTTTGTTAAACTCGTCATGAGTAACAGGTTTAACTTCAATTGTAGTATTATTAAAACAATCTGAAGAATTAATTCTAACTTGTTCGTTAATAATTAAAAATACATCTTCTGGGATGTTGAAAAATCTTGAACTTAAATGAATTTTTGAAACATTATCAAAACCACTTGAATTGCTATAATTTTTAATAAGCTCTTTTAAATCTTCACGTCTTTTTTCAGAATGTTCAAAACCTTCCTGTTTACGATTAGATTTAGGGTCATAATAATTTTTAATTATTTCTAATTGAGCTTTAGTTAAAAATACTGATTTTTCATAAGCATCTAAATTAGGTGCAGATTGTCCAGCAATACTATTGTAGTGAATATCAAATTCATTATTTAGTTCTTGTAATGTCATAATTATTTAGCTTTTTCTAATTTAGCTTCAATGATTGTTCTAACTTCTTGATTTCTTAATTCATCTAAATATCGTACAGCATTATCAAAAGTAGGTACTTCACCTGCTTCACATAATTCTAAACCATCAACAGTTGAATATTTATTAGCTTTCTTAACAACAATACCTTTTTCAATAGCTTCGTTAATTAATATTTTTGTAAATAAAGATTTATCTTTAACAACATTTAAGAATTTTTGTGGTTCTTTATCCACTACTTTTTCTACTTCATGTTGTAACCAATCTAATTTAGAATCTTTAGATAAATTTTTATTTGTAAGTAATTTTAACACACCAAGTAATTGTTCTTTACTATCTTCAATTTTACCATACAATTTAAAGGCTTCTTTCTTAGAATCATACTTACCTTTAGTTTCAAGCATTTCTTCATGTTCACGAGTAATAGCAAACTGATATGTTTGATTCTTATTTCTATCAGCCCAACTTGTAGCAATATCATTTTTACTTAAAGATAACAATATCTTATAATCAATATAATCCATAGGATTAGATAAATCTAAAATGTTACTAGCATCTTCTTTATGTAATGCTACAAAATGATTATGCCAAAAATCTCCATAAACAGATAAATCTAAACCTGTAACTGATTCTAAAAATTCTTTTTCGTCTTTAGATAATATATTAGCAATAGAACCATTTCTTTGTAATGGTGCTGAAAACTTCTTAACTGAATTTTGTAACATACCTCCTGAAATAACGTGATTTTTATCAACGTTAGACGCCATACCTCTATTTCTAGCAATGTATTTAACAATTATTGTTTCATTAGGTAATGTAAAACTTTTTTTATTTTTAATATCTTCCATCTTCTTCTTTTAATTTCTTCCTTAATTAAATATTTTATTTTAAAGTGCACCCCTGCAGCAAATGTGCAGGAGGACACTATATTTAAACACTTGCGTGTCAGTAATTAGAATACTATTCTAATTGACTTGATTAGTCTATAATACTTGGTTTTAAAGTTGCAGTTCTTCCTGGATCTTTAACCATTGCTCCAACACCTTCAACCAAAGCTGTCATTGTAGCAGAGTCTTCCATTAACTGCATTTCTCCACCTTTACGTCCTGTAAATGGATTTCTAATACCAGCAACATAACCTCTTAATTCATCAGAACCTTGAACTTTTACTTTTTGGATATTAGGCTCTTCCATTGAACCAATGTAAAGGATATCATATCTGTAAGATTCAGCAACTCCTCCATCTGGGTGAAGTACTTTATTACGAACTTTATCATCATACATAGGATCTACTTCCAACATTACGTGAATGTTATTAGGAGCTTTCCATTCTGTGAATTGGAATCCTGCAACAAATGCATTTGAATGGAATTTAGAAGTAACTTGTTTAATAGCATTTTGGTTTGTGTTATCAAAACCAATTGATTGCCATCCTGAAGCTAAAGCTGTTACAGCTCTATGGAACTGAGCAGCTCCTCTTTCACCTGTACGTAACATGAATTTTCTTTCCGACCAATCTAATTTACCCTCACATAATTCAGAAAGTAAATCTTCTAAAATACGAACAGAAAATCTATTATATGTTACAGTGTTAGAAACTTCCATTTGTTCTCTAATTCCAGAACCTGCTTTAATTTCAATATTAGCATTACCTTTATTTAAGAAACGTCCATTCTCATCACGGTTAGTTTTTCCAAACATAGTAGTACGTGATTTAATACGAGATAATTGTTTTTCAAACTGCCAGTAAACTTCTTGCATCCATGTTACTGATTTATGAACTTTTCCAGAATTAGGATCTCTTGTTTCAATACCAGCAAAATAAACCGGTTCTACTTTACAATCAATCATTTTACCAGAAACTTTATGTTCCATACGAATTGAAGTAACAGAGTTTCTCATTAAGTAAGGTGATGTAAATTGAATACCAGCACCTTGAATAGATAACTCATCTTCAACTGGAGCACCCTCAATAGAGAATCTCATACCTGGTAACAATTCATCTCCTGGAATACCAGCTAATGATTCTTGTCCACCCCATACTTCACAAGTATAAACATAATGTTGTCCTTCTTCATAAGGATCTTCTATAATTCTCATTTGATATACATCTGGTCTATGACCAGCAATCAAATGCATTTTTGTAAACCATTTTTCAGCGAATACTAATTCAAAAGTTGAACGACCAGCACCAACACCTACAGTAGCATCATCTACAACTACACCTTCGTAGCGAGCTTCAACTAAAGGAATGTTTCTTTCGTCACTTCCTACAACTTTCCAAACGAAGTCGTCTGATGTAGGTAATACTTTTTCAGGAAATAAAGATAAAGTTGTATCTAAATTTTTCATACCTGAATTTTGTAAAAGCACAGTGGTTAAAGGTGAAACCAATTGTGGTTTACTTCCAAAAATTGCACCAATGTGATTTTTTAATGTTAATCCTGACCAGGCTTGACCTTTAGTCATTACAAATTTTCCAATTGACATAGTTAATATTTATTTAATTTAATTTTACAGATTTAATTCATCTCCAATTCCCACATCATAACTATTTTTGTCTGACATCCAAGTTGGAGTTCCAGCGTCTTTATACGCTCCTTTTTTAATAATTGTTTCTAAATCTTTCACAGCGGAAGATTTAGCATTTAAATTTAATTTAGATAAGTCTTTAAAACCATTTGTCATTTCATAAATGTAATACATACG